AGAGATGACGTTACGTTGATTTTTTTGTGGTATTAAAATTATAGCCTAACGGAATAACTTTGTCAACGGGAAAAGCCAAATTTAGTAATTTTTCTTCGAAAAAGTAGAGAAATTACAGTTATTATAACATATTTAAGGAGGTGTCGAATGTCGATAGGCGAGAAGATACGCGAAAAACGAAGAACGGCGAAGTGTAGTCAATGCGAATTAGCGAAAAAAATTGGCGTTGCGCAACCGACCGTTTGCAATTACGAGCGCGATTTAAGGACTCCGAGGATGCAGACTATTAAAAAGATAGCAAAAGTTTTAGACACAAGCGTTGACTACCTTGTCAACGATAAGTAATTAAATATTTTATGGGAGATACGAATTATGCAAGACTCAATTAAACAGGACGAGAACGTAGTAAGAACCTACGCTCAAAGGGAACAGATATTCGCAAAAGAATATTTGGACGTAAACGATTTTATGCGCCTTTTCGGTATCGGCTTGCCGTCGGCTTACAAACTTATGAGAGACGTTAAGCGTAGCACGGACAGGCTGAAAATATCGGGCAGAGTACATATACAAGATTACTTCGAGTATTTTGACATACCCGACACGAGCCGTTACGTTCAACCGAAAGAGGTGAAGTCTGATGATTAAGAAAAAGAATTATTGGAACGAAGGCGTAAAAAATACTCTTAACTACAATCCGAGAAATCATAAAGGGCTTATGACGAAAGATTTGCGCGGAAAAATCCGAAATCAATGCGAACTCGAAATGTGCCTTGTCTGCAATAAGAAGTGCAACGGCAATATGTGCGCAGAACTCAAAGAGCGTTGCAGGCAGGCGATAGCCCTTGAAAGCAATAAAAGAGTAAAAATGCAGGCGGTGAAAGCAAATGCGTTATAAGGTAGGAAATCAGGTTCGGGTATTACCCATAGTAGATATGCCCGAATTTAGCGAAGCAAAAATAGGAAGACTTGCTTTTATCGACGATATGCGGAAGTACTGCAATCGGATAGTAAGCATAACGAAAGTGAGAGAAGATGACGGCGTTTATCAGATAGCCGAAGACGGCGGAACGTTTATGTGGACTGACGATATGTTTGACTGCAAACTCAAACCCACCGCAAAACGCATAAAATCGCCGCAGGAACGGTTTTTAGAAACTTCTTACGCCGAGTGTAAGGCAGATATGGAAAAATGGCGAGAAAGGGCAATTAACGCCGAAAGATTACTATCCGCGCTTGCCGCTTACGCTCCAAAAGCCGAAGAAAGGCTTAAAACTAAAAAATTAACGAGGTAATCAATATGCAAAAAGTTTATGCAATGGGTAATTTAACGCGCGACCCCGAAACGAGCGAAACGTCAAACGGAACAGCCTACTGTCGTTTTACGATAGCGGTAAGCAGACCCGTCGATAAGAACGGCAACAAGGGCGCAGACTTCTTTAATTGTCTTGCGTGGAGAAACACAGCGACCGCTTGCGGTAGATACCTTAAAAAGGGTAGCAAACTCGCGGTATGGGGAAAGTTCCAAAGCAACAACTACGAAGACAAAGACGGTAACAAACGTCAAAGGTGGGATTTAGTCGTAGACGAAGTAGAGTTCTTATCTTACGGCGACCAGAACGGAAACAATAATTCCGAATATCCGCAAGAGCCTGCTTATACGACAAAGGCTAAAAACGGTACGCAGGTTACTATGTACCCGGCAGAAGAAGACGACAATTTACCGTTTTAACGGGGGAAATATGAAAGAGTGGACAGCAGAACAACGCGACATTATCAATCAAATCGACAATGACGAATTTACTGAATCTGAACTTGATTTCTTGATTTTCTTTATGAGAGATTTGATTTTAAGTCGTTGAAAGGATAATAGCAATGAGAATTTGTGTTATTTGCGGAAAAAAAATAATTGACAAGGACATAAAAATTTTGGGTTATTCACAAGGTATGGCTGGCGTTGATTTGGGTGATGTTTGCAATGAATGTATTAGACATATTCAACAATGCAAATATTTTATTCCTGTCAAGGAAGAAACACCTATTGGCAAAGAAAATATAGAGGTTGAAGATAATGGCTGAACGAAGAATGTTTACACAAAAGATAACCGAAAGTGATGCCTTTCTTGAATTGCCGTTATCTTCTCAATGTCTTTATTTTCACTTATGTATGAACGCCGACGATGACGGGTTTGTAAATAATCCTAAAAGGCTTATAAAAATGCTCGGCAATACAGAAGACGATATGAGACTGTTGCTTGCAAAACGGTTTTTAATCGCTTTTGAAAGCGGCGTTATCGTAGTTAAACATTGGCGGATGCATAATCTTTTAAGAAAAGACCGCTATAAAGAAACCGAATATAAAGACGAAAAAAAGAGACTTTTTCTTAAAGATAACAATACCTACACGTTAGATTCGGAACAGGGTAAAAGCCTTATTGAAAGCGACGAAAAATCACTCAAAAATGAGGTGGCAACCGTCTGGCAACCAAATGGCAACCGTCTGGCACCACAGGATAGTATAGTTAAGTATAAAGAAGAAAGAAAGGAAGAAAGTAAAGATAATATATATATCAATCATGCGCGTGAAGAGGAAACCTACGAGAGCATTATGAACGATTTCGAGGTTGAGCAAAGCGTAAGACCTATGATATGGAACTTTATCAAGCACTGCCAACTTAACGGACGAACTCTTACTAACGACAAACTTTCTAACATTCTCTTTGAAATGGATAAGCAAAGGCTTGATGCGGACGAAAAAATAAAAGCACTTCAAACGGCAATAAACGGCGGGTATTTCGATATTAAACGAATTTGATTGAAAGGGGAGTACGAAAATGCTGACGGCAAAACAAATGCTGAATAAAGAATACGACGAAGCAACGCGCCAACGGCTTATAAAAGCGGCGAAATTACTTCAAACGGGAACTCCGCATAAAGGAGTGCAGAAAGAAGAAATCGCCGAAACGGTAGGGCTGTCGGGCGAGCGAGAAGCAAGGGCTTACGTTTCCGCGCTTAAAAAGAGATTTCCGATAATCTCGCACAACGGATATAAAGGGTTTCGGATAGCGAAAACTTCGGATGACGTTCCCGACAACGAACGAACTTTTTTCGAAGTGCTTTCGAGAGTTGAGGAGATGCTTTACGGAATACTTCCTAATCTTGATTTCGAGAAGAAAAACGGCATATCTTACGCGCCGTTAGAAAAGGCTATAACCGCTTTCTTGCAAGCGTTAGACGAGCCGAAGAACGCGCAATTATTTATCGGGTAAAAGTTTTATGGGATATATCGAATGGAAAAACAGAGAAGAATGGCTTAAAGCGAGAAGGAAAACGCTTGGCGCGAGCGAAGTTGCAAGCGCAATCGGAATGGGGTTTAATTCGCCGATAGTTGTGTGGGAAGAAAAGGTAGGTAGGCGAGAACCGAAAGACCTTTCGACCAACGAGAGAGTGCAGTACGGCGTACAAGCCGAAGAGCATATTAGAGCGTTGTTTGAACTCCAATGCAAAGGCAAATATTCGGTTGAGTATCACGCTTTCAGAGTTTACCACCACGCAAAGTATTCGTTCCTGACGGCAACGCTTGACGGCGAACTGATAAGGTTCGACGATAAGGCTCACGGTATATGGGAATGTAAAACGGCGTGGATAATGAGTAAATCCGATTTGGAACGGTGGGATAATAACTCAATCCCGCAACACTACTTTATTCAAATATGCGACCAACTTGCGGTAACGAAATTTGATTTCGTTGTTCTGACGGCACAGTTGATATTCCCGGACGGGAAATCCGAAATTCGTCATTACACGATTGAGCGTAATGAAGTCGAAAGCGAAATCGAATACATAACGCAAAAAGCGGTTGAGTTTTGGAAGTTTGTCAAAACGAACAAGCGACCGCCGCAGACGTTGACACTTTGAGGGAAGAACAATGCAGATAAGTATGTTTGACGGCGATAAGCCTTTCAAGGTTGATAAACCGTTGAGATTGATAACTCTTTTTTCGGGGTACGACAGTCAGGCGTTGGCTCTTAAATATCTCGGCGTGCCTTTCGAGCATTACAAAACGTGCGAATGGGCGATTCCGTCGATACAGGCGTTAAAAGACCTGCACTTCGAGAACGACGACACCGATTATTCGGTCGGAATGAATAAAGCCGAACTCGTAGAAACTTTATATACGGCGGGCGTGAGTGCCGATTACAACGTGCCGCTCACGAAAGAACAATTGCAAAGATACGGCGAAAACAAATTGCGGACGATTTACAATAATATCCGCGCTTGCCACAATCTCGTTTCGATATGCAATGCAAAAGGCGAAGACTTGGGAATTAAAGAAACGAACAAATATTGTTACTTACTTACGTATAGTTTTCCGTGTTTAACAGCCGATAGTTTAATTTTAACAAAAGACGGGTACAAACCGATTGTTGACATAAAAGTGGGCGATTATGTTTTAACAAAGTCGAACACTTGGCAGAAAGTTGCGAAGAAATTTTCAAATGGTATACATAAAACCTTTTACGTTCAAGGAATGAATTTTGAAAATATTCACTGCACTGCCAACCATAAATTTTATGTCAGGTCAAAATTTTATAAAGGACACAAAAAAATTCGTTCATTTACCGAACCCGCTTTCAAGGAAGTGAAAGATATAACGCGTAACGATTATTTCGGCGTTCCTGTTATTCAAATCGAAAAGTTTTTTTATACAAACGATTTAGATTTTTGGTATATGATAGGCTATTACTTGGGCGACGGGTGGTTGAGTAAAAACGGAACAGATATATGCTTGGCTTGTAACGATAAAAAATTTGAAAAATTACAATCGCGACTTCTGAAAGAAAAATGGAATTGGACTTGCTATTTTTCTTCAACGTGTGGACGATTTAGGTTTTCAAATAAAAACATATACAAGTTCATTAAGAAGTATATCGGAACGGGTTGTAATAAAAAGAATATTAGTGCCGATATTTTGAATTTGCCTAAACAGCAACTTCAAGCATTGTTTGAAGGGTATTTAGACAGCGACGGTTGTGTAATCAATGGTAAAATGCAATTTTCTACGGTTAATAGGCAAATGGCGTATGGGTTTTCAGCGATAATAAATAAACTTTACCATAGGGCGGTAAGTTTTAATAGAACCAAAGTAAAACCACAAAAAGTAATACAGGGTAGAATTGTCAACCAAAGAGAGTGGTATTTATTGAGGTTTAACCCTAAAAACTCGAAACAGGACAAGGCTTTTTATGAAAATGGGTATATATGGTATCCGTTTAATAAAATCGAACAAGGCGACGACGAGTTTGTTTTCAATATGGAAATAGAAAACGACCATAGTTATATCGTTCAATCTTGTATCTCGAAAAATTGTCAGGACTTATCCGCCGCCGGGTTAGGCAAAGGTATGGAACGCGGGAGCGGCACTCGAAGCGGTATGCTTTGGGAAGTCGAAAGGCTTTTGAAAGAAACGAAAGAACTTCCGCAAGTGCTTTTAATGGAAAACGTAAAACAGGTAATCGGGCAAAAGAACATTAAAGCGTTCGCCGAGTGGGTAGCGTTTTTAGACGAACTTGGTTATCACTCGAAATGGCAGGTAATAAATGCGACGGACTTTTCAATTCCGCAAAACCGCGAGCGTTGCTTTATGGTAAGCGTACTCGGCAATCACTATTACGAATTTCCGAAAACAATCGGCAACAAGTTAAAACTAAAAGACTTACTCGAAAAGTCCGTCGCCGAGCAGTACTACATAAGCGAAAAAATTGTTGAGACCTATTACAAGAGAAACATTCTCAACGAGGAAAAGGGAAACGGTTTCAGGTTTGAGCCTACCGAGGGGGAAAACGTTGCCAACTCGGTGCTTACAAGAAACGGCAGTCGCCCTTGCGATAATTACATTATTCAACGTTCTCACGGGTTCAATAAAGGCGGTAAGAAAAACGACTGCCCGGCAATAACGACGAGTGCATTTGAGCAAAATAATATGATTGTAGAGGTAAACCGTGAAGAATGAAACAAAAGGCTGTATTGTCATCGGACGGCTTGGCGGTAAATTCGAGCATACTCTTGACCTTACAAGACGAGTTTATGACGTTAATGCGGTTGCGCCGACTATAACGACGTGCGGGGGGGTAATACAGAACCTAAAATTATGGAAGAAAAAGATTATCGTTTTTACAATCAGGCGTGGGAGACTATAAAAAATCACGACTGTAAAGCGGGCGACATAGTAGACGCTTTTAACAAAAAAGTCAACGATAGTGGCATATCCCCGACGATTACTACGCGCCCGGAAGGTTTCAAAACCGCAATATTGTTAGTTGACGAACCGCAACAAGACAAAGAGATTATCGTCTTTGACGATTATAACGGTTGCGTAAAAGCCGACCAAAGTTCCGTCGGAACTTTGACACGGAATTGCGGGAACGACGCAATACGAAACGGAATAAAAATCGTAGAAAAAGAAGCGGATAGACAACAAGATATTGCCCCATATCGAATACGAAAACTTACGGAGCGAGAATGTGGCAGGCTTATGGGCGTTAAAGACGACGACATAGCCAAAATCGGCAAGAATTTAAGTCGGTCGGCACAATATCATATGTTTGGCGACAGCATAGTAACGAGTTGCCTTATGGCGATATTTGGCAAAATGTTTAACGTAGACTATGAAAGCAAAATTAAAGAATTAACAAAAAATTTAACAGGAGAGGGTTAAAAATGGAAGAATACAGCATTGACAAAGCGTTAGAAACGCTTGAAGAGACTAACACGCCGCAGACGATAGAATTTAAGGTACAAAACGATTTCGTTGAAAAATTGCCTGCGATTTTATCCAACTGCGAGCAAGTAAAACAATGGGCTATCGCACAAACCGAAGCGGACAGAAATCTCATACTTAAAACAGACGAAGACTTCGACAGCGGAAGAAAGCGTTGCGCCGAAATCAACAAGGTCGTCGCAAGTATCGAAAGCCGCAGAAAGGAAGTAAAAAAAGAGTATAACAAGCCCTATGAGTTGTTTGAAAAGAAACTCAAAGAAGTAACTGCGGTTCTTACCGAAGCGAAAGATAATCTTTGGTCGCAGATAACCGCCGCCGAAGAAAAGGTTAAAGCCGAAAAGGAAAACGATTTCAAAAGATACTTCGAAAATCACGACGATTACGCAAAAATCAAAGATTATCGCGGTTGGGAGCAGATTTTCGACAAAACTTGGCTTAATAAAGGCAAGAAGTACGACACGGTATTCAAGGAAATCGACGGCAAAATTAAAACGGCATGCGACGAACTCGCGGCGATATCCGACCTGAACAGCGAATTTGAAACTGTGCTTTTGGTAAAGTACAAAAACGGCGCGAGCCTTACCGAAATATTGTCGGCGAACCGCGAATTAAAAAAGCAGAAAGAAGAACTCGAACGTAAAAAAGCGGAACAACAGCAAGCGGCGGTTAAACAAAGTGTTGAAATGCCGACTGTTGAACAGCCACAAGCGCAGACCATGCAAGCCGAAGTTACGGAAACGGACGAAGAACTTATCTCGATCGATTTCCGCGTCGTATGCACGAAAACGAAATTAAAGGCTCTCGGCGACTATATGAAAATAAACGGAATTAAATACGGCAGAGTGCCGAAAGGAGAATAAACATTATGGCAGTAAATAATACTCTCGCGCCGGTCAACGGCGAAGAAAAAGTAAAATTCGGTGTGGCGATACAAAGCCCGAAATATCAGGCACTTATAAACAGTACGCTACGCGATCCGAAAAGGGCTAACCGTTTTGTCGCGTCGGTTATGTCGGCGGTAACGGCTAATCCGCTTTTACAGAACTGCACACCGGCTTCGGTTATCACTGCGGCGTTGCAAGGCGAAGCACTTGAATTAAGTCCGTCGCCCACGCTCGGCGAATATTATCTCGTTCCGTACAAGAAAAGCGTAAAAGACCCCAATACGGGTGATTGGATAAAAATCGCCCAATGTCAATTTCAGATAGGAACTGCCGGGCGCATACAACTCGCCATGAGAACAGGGCAGTACAAAGACCTTGACGCGGTTGACGTAAGACAGGGCGAATATCGCGGAAGAAACCCCGAAACGGGAAAGCCCGTTATCAAGTTTTACGAAGACGAGAATATGCGCGAGAATTTGCCCGTTGTAGGGTATCTCGGATATTTCCTTTTAACGAACGGCTTTTATCATTCGGTGTATTTCACCGTCGAGCAGTGCTTAAAGTGGGCTGAAAGATACAGCAAGTCATTCGACCGCAAACTTTACGAAAAAGTTAAGGACGGCGAAAAACTCGATTGGAAAGAAGAGCAGGCAGCAACTCAACCGTGGATAGCGCACACCGAAGAAATGTGCAAAAACCTCGTATTGCGCAGGGCGTTAAAGAACGCGCCGAAATCAATCGAAATGCGTAATATAGTCGAGGGCGACGAAAAGACCGAAGCAGATATTTCTTCCGCGTTTAACGGAACTATGCCGCCCGCAATAGAACCGAAAGACAAAATTCAGACAGAGCAAAAGCAAGCAGAAGACGACTTCTTCGGCGATGAACCGCAGGAAGACGAGCAACAATCGCCCGTAGAAGAGAAGCCTAAGCGCGGGCGTAAGAAAGCCGAGCCGACGGCAGAAGCAGTAGAACAAACCGAAATAGGCTGAATAAAAGCAAAAAGGAAGAATAATGTTAATTCAACAATATTCTGAAAAACTAAAAAAATGGATGGTACTCGGCGTAGGTTACGTTTGTTGTAGAGAAGGTCAAACTCCTATACAAAAAACTATTACCCCTTTGAGAAACGGAACTACGTCGCGTATCCATTTTTCGGTAACGGTCGGCTCGGTACTTAACGAGAACAAACAGGCTGTGTACCACAATGTACCTTGCGCCATTTACGCAAGCGAACGCACGAAAGAAATCTATAATTTTGCACTGTCGTTAAGGCGAAGAGATTTAGTGCAGTTTGCCGGATATATGTACGAAGGCGAAGTTATCGATAATCAAGGCAATCCGAGAAGATTCAGAGAGGTACGGCTTAACTGGCTATTGCCTTTGAAGATATTTTTTAACGGAAACGTATCTATTCCGACAACGAATTTCAACGGAAAAGTTGAAAATGGAAATGAAAATATCAACACTGTTGATTTTTCTAATGCAGGCGAGAGCGACGATTTTTGGGAAGACGACGCAAAAGGAGAGTAAGTTATGAGTTACAGAATGTGCTACGGACAGCGAAACAAACTCGGCAATAAGAAAGTCGTAGTAGACGGTATAGAGTTCGACAGCAAACGTGAAGCGGTAAGGTATTCCGAACTCAAACTTATGGAACGGGCGAAACTTATAAGCAACCTCGAACTGCAAAAGGAGTTTGAGTTGATACCTTCTCAACGCGAACCCGATACGATCGGAAAGCACGGTGCTATCGTTAAAGGAAAAGTCATTGAAAGAGCCGTCAAATACATAGCCGATTTCGCTTATATAGACAACAGAACGGGGCAATTAGTCGTAGAAGACAGTAAAGGATATCGTAACCCGGCAAGCACGGAATACGCAAAGTTTGTAATCAAACGCAAACTTATGCTTTACAAGTACGGAATAAGGGTAAAGGAAGTATGACGAAAGGAATTACCGAAAGTGTTTTAGAAGAAATCGAGAAAAGCGGAATGTCTATCAAATCGATTTCCGAAAAGAGCGGCGTAAGTCGCACGACGATTATGGGTTGGATAAACGGCGGGAATACGCCGACGATAGAAAACGCGGATTTTGTTCTTGCGGTATTGGGTAAACGATTAGAGATTGGAGAGTTGGGTAATGACTAAAAGAAAAGTAATTCGTTGCGAACACTTAAACGCCGCTAAACAAAAATGCGGCAATTATATAGGCAAATTCGTCGGCGAAACTGTCATAATCAAGCGGCACGGCAGAGAGATACATATCGGCGCGGGGCAGTCCGTCGAAATCAAATGCGAGCGTTGCGGGGGCATAACGAAAGTCGAATGGAAACTCTAATCGAAACAAACAAGGTTTACAACTGCGACTGTATAGAACTCTTACGTAATATGTCGGCAAGGGGGGTAAAGGCAGATTGGTGTATAACCGACCCGCCTTACGGAATAGGAATTGAATCAATGTCGTTTACTAACGGCAAAGAGATTGCGGGGAACGCGAAAGCGAAAAGAAGAAACTATTCCGATACCAAACCGTGGGATAAACAGAGAATAACGAAAGAATATTTCGACTTAATCTTTAAGTGCAGTAAAAATCAGATTATTTTTGGCGGTAACTATTATACCGATTATTTACCGCCGACGGCGAGTTGGGTTGTGTGGGATAAGCGTTGCGACGATAAAATGCGAAACGATTTTGCCGATTGCGAAATCGCGTGGTGCAGCAAAGGCGTTGCAAGAGTGTTTCATTACGTTTACAACGGAATGATTCAGGGCGATATGAAAGCCAAAGACGAACGATTTCATCCCACGCAGAAACCCACTCAACTATGGGTCAACCTGATTAACTACTACACAAAGCCCGGCGATTTAATTCTCGATCCTTTTATGGGAAGTTTCACTACTGCGATAGCCGCGTACAGAACGGGCAGAAATTATATCGGGGCGGAACTCGACAAAGACTATTACGAGTTGGGAAGTAAACGGCTCGAAAAAGAAAAACAACAATTACGAATTTTTGATTTATAGGAAACGATATGAGCAAAATCGATTTAAGGCTTGGCGACTGCTACGAACTCATAAAAACAATACCTGACAAGAGCATAGATTTAGTATATTGCGATATTCCTTACGATATCGAGGGTAACGGCGGTGGCGGGTGTTTCGGCGAAAAGAAACGCGATTACCACGCCGAATACGAAAAAGTCTGCGAAAACACAAACAGCACGGCAAGCCGAGTGTATAAGTCCACAATGAAAAGTATTGACAATATCAAGGAAATTGCTTTCGGTATAGATTACGACATTTTGGACGAGTTTTGCAGAGTGTTGAAAAATATTTACGTTTATATCTGGTGCAGCAAAGCGCAGATTTTACCGCTTATGAATTATTTCGTCGGCGAGCGTGGGTGTCGCTTTGAAATTCTGACGTGGTTGAAGTCAAATGCAATACCCACTTGCAACGGCAAATATTTAAGCGATACCGAATATTGCCTTATGTTCCGCGACGGCGGTAAGACCAAAATCGGCGGAACTATGAAAACGAAACAAAAGTATTACATAAGCCCGTTAAACGTAAAGGATAAAGGCAATTTTCTTCACCCGACGATAAAGCCGTTACCTTTCGTAGAAAATCATATTCTTAACTCGACGAAAGAAGGCGACACAGTTCTTGATTGCTTTATGGGTAGCGGAACGACAGGTTTAGCGTGTAAACACTTAAAACGAAATTTTATCGGTTTCGAGATAGAGGAAAAGTGGTACAAGATAGCAAAAAGCCGAATCGAGGGTTACAACGCGTTCGGGCAGGGCAACTTTTTGGAGATAAATGGATTATGACGGAAATCAGCGAGAAAGAGTTTTTGCAGTTAAAAGCAAAGCGACTAATGGAACAGTCAATCAAAAGCGAACAATGGAACGGCTTACCTGCCGAAACCCGGCAAGATATATTCGTTTTTGCATTGTTTGTAAATAATTATTTAGACAAAGTAGAGGGAAAGAAAAATGTACAATGAACAACAACAGAAAGAAATAGCGGAAATGGCAGAGTTTATTCACGGTAGGCGTGATAAAAACGGATCATTAAAAACGGCGCAGGCACTTTACGACGCGGGTTATCGTAAAGTTGACGAAAAGACGCGGCAGTATTTGGAGTATATACCCGAAATGAAAAAAGCGTTTGACAAGGTTGCCGCAGAAACCGTCAACAAGTTCGCGAAAGAAGTAAAGAAAGAAGCAAATCGTTGCTACGAGTATGATATTGAAAAAATTATTGTTTCAATAGTTGATAATATTTTGAAGAGGTATGAGTAAAAATGAAATACACACACGAAAGCGAAGAGTTAAACACTCTTTTAGAAGAACGCTTTTCTCGCTTAACGATTGATGAAGCCGTTAAGTATGCAGGGGGCGAAAATCGTGAAATTTGCGGTTGGCACATATCTAACTTAAAGATTTACGACAAGCCGAAAGATTTATCCTGTTTTTATAAGCCTTGCCCGCAAAAAAACGTAATTTGCAGAGATTGTGAATATTTATTTAGGATAGACGGCAGTTGTATGAATATAGTAACCCGACCGCCGCAGTCGTATATGCGGGTTGAAGAGTGGGGAGAGTAAAAATGCCGACGAGAAATGAACTAACTCAATTACAGTCTTTACCGCTTGAATTAAAGGTAATGCGTACTCAACAGCGCATACGCGAATGGGTACAGTATTACGGCATAGACGGCGTTTACGTTTCGTTTTCGGGCGGTAAAGACAGCACGGTTCTGTTGGATATGGTAAGGAAACTATATCCGACGATAAAAGCCGTTTTCATTAACACCGGGCTTGAATATCCCGAAAATCAGCAATTCGTTAAAAGTTTCGACAATGTTGAAATTCTACGCCCCGCAATGCGCTTCGACGAGGTTATAAAAACCTACGGATATCCCGTAATCGGGAAAGAGGTAAGCGAGTGTGTATATCAAGGGAGAATGGCGTTGACAAGTAATCGATCCCCGTATCGATTACAGAAACTATTCGGCACGGCAAAGGACAAGAACGGCAACGAAAGCAAATACAACAAGACGAAGTACGCGCCGTTGCTTTTTACGGACTTTAAGATATCTCATATGTGTTGCAACGTTATGAAAAAGAAGCCCGCTCACGAATACAGCAAAATCACGGGCAAAATGCCTATGACGGCGCAAATGGCAGAAGAAAGTCAACTTCGCGAGCAGCAGTGGCTACGCAACGGGTGCAACGGTTTTGATATGAAATCGCCGATAAGTAACCCTATGAGTTTTTGGAAGGAGCAAGACGTTCTGCAATACATAAAGCAAAACAATCTACCGATATCAAAGGTATACGGCGAAGTCGTAGTAAAAGACGACGGCGGATATCAATACGGAGCAACGCTTTGCGACTGCGGTAAGTTATGCACGACGGGCGCGAAACGGACAGGCTGTATATTCTGTATGTATTCCGCGCATTGCAAAGGCGACGAAAGGTTTTTATTACTCAAAAACAATCACCCGCGTCAATACGAGTATTGTATGGGCGGCGGGGCGTATGATACGGACGGCTTTTGGAAGCCGACCAAAGATGGGTTGGGTATGAAGCACGTCATAGACGAGATAAATAAAATCTACGGAGACGGCTTTATAAAATACTAACGATGCAATCGCGGGGCGGCGCGTTTGTAAATAAAAATTATAATAAAAAACACCGATTGATAGATATAGGCTTAGTCAAGGGAGATCCGCCCGTTTCCCGAAAAAAATTTAATTATTACTAAAAAAATTTATGTAACCTCTTGACAAATTCGTAATTGTGATGTAATATGGTAATGTAAATTGAATATAGGCGCGTTATGCGCCGTTGTAAATGACACTTTGATAGCACGGAACGATAAAGGTTTCGGAACTCGGACAAGGAGTTCTTAATTGCTTATGTGCCGCTTGGGTTACTCTTGTAAGAACAAGGGCATTGTGTCGTTTACGCAAATTGTCTTTATAAGCCTTGCGAGGTAACACTCGCAAGGCTTTTTTGTTTTCCGCAGGAGTTAAAATGGGCGTAAAAAAACAAGTCAGAAAGACGAGTACAACCGAATATTATTGCCATTCGTGCGGGACTAAACTCACGGAAGAAAACAGCCGATACGAAGGTTCGCCGTATTGTTGGGACTGCGAAAGTAAGACATACGATGAGTTAAGGCAAAAGAACGGCGAATCGTTGGCTTTATTTTTCACTTGTTTGAAATACGACGTGCCGCTTTATCCCATGCTTTTAACCGAAGACCTGTTTACTGCGGACGATATATGGCTTGCCTATATAGATTTGCTCGACAAAAACGATAAACTTTCAATCGACGAAAGATTAGCGACCTTTTCGGACGGCGAAACGAACCTTTTCAGAATATTCGGTAAGAATATGCAAGCAAAAGACTTTTCGGAATTTTGCAAGCGAGAGAAAGAAAGGCTCGATAAATTACCGGGAACGGCAGAACAACGCACGAAATGGGGCGAACGCAATCTTTGGCAAAACTTTCCTATAACGACGGCGGTATATAACGAACTCGATACGCAATACGATGCAATGGCTTCGAGATATAAGGGCGTTACTATCGACGACACTATGGAAAGCACGATACGCCGAGTAGTCAAGTTGCGAGTCGTACAAGATTATCTGCAATCTATCGGCGACGCGGGCAGTTTCGATAAAGTGCAGAAGTCGATTGACAGCATACTTGCTTCCGAGCAGTTACGTAAGAAAGACGAAAAGCCCGTCGAGGCGTTAAGGCTCGATTCAATGGTTTTGGCGTTGGAAAACGCAGGACTAATGCAAAACGGCGATCTGCTCACTTACGACGAATTGATAGAAGTATTCAGAGATAAATTCGTAAAGTCGCCAAAGTATAAATACTCGCTCGACGTTGCAGACCAAGTAATACTCGATATTATGAACTCAATGCGTAAAAACGCCGACGAGCCGACTTTAATCAATCTGCCCGAAGAGTATGCGGCGGTTGACGAATACGGCGAATTTGAACCCGAAGAAACCGAGCAGGAAAAGGAAGCGAAGCGTTATGCGGGGCTTACCAAAGTGCAGATTGAAAAAGCGGGTAAAAAGAGAAAAAACGGCGGTGAAGAATAATGCCGACGGGATATTATAGCGGTCAGGGTAAAAGGTGGTCGCAAAAACGCGGACGTTGGGAAACGGTAAACAAAGAACAGGCTTTCGATTACGATAACGTCAATCAAAAATCGTGGGCGTTGCTTATAAGTATATTCCGCTTTTACCCCGATTTCCTTTTAGATTTATTGCGGTCGCCGAACGCGCCTTATGGGTTGGAACTGCCGCAAAGAATAATGTTGAGAGTACAGGCTCGATACCAAACGACCTATATCACGGGCGCAAGAGGTATTACGAAAACCTTCGTCGTGTTGGCGGGTAAGGAAGTTGACGGCGTTTTATATCCGGGCGAAAGAGTAAGGTATTTCGCGCCGAATCAAAAGCAGTCGGCGGTACTTGCTTCGCAGGCGTTCGCTTCGGTAGAGCGGTGTTATCCGTTGCTGTCGAGTTGGTGGAACAAAAACAACGACCGCGACGCAATGTTTAAGATAACGACGAATAACGGCAGCGAGTTTTCAATGTACGCCCCGCGTGGAGACAACTTCGGCTCGTTAATCGGCGAAGAAATAGCCCAAGAGGGCGAAGACGGGTTCGACTTTACGACGTTTGAAGAAGACGTTAAAAAGGGTCATAGGCTTACGAGAACGGTCAACGGCGTAAAAGACCGAACGAGAATACAATTAAAACAAGCGTATATATCCAACGCGGCTTCGAGACAAAACAAGGCTTTTACGGTTTATCGGGCAATGGCGTTGAAGGCTATGAAATACGGCGATAAATACGACGGTTTTTGCATGGATATATCGTGGATTTCCGCTTTGCTTTGTAATTTGCGTGATATAGCCTATTACAAGAAAGAAAAAGAAACGTCTTCCACGGAAGTGTGGAAACGCGAAATGGAAGTTACCTATACGGGTACGGGCGATAACCCTATGCTTACCGATGAGATTTTATCTCGCAGCAGAGTGTTAAAGTCTATGGAAAGCCGACATTGCGGCGATCCGAACGTCGTATACGTGGTTGCGCACGACGTTTCGTATGAAGAAGGGCAAAAAAACGCGCTCTGCGCCGACGTGGTGTGGAAGTGTACGAGATTTACCAACGAAACGAAGCGCGATAAATACAGAAAACAAGCGGTGTGGGTCGATTCTTATCGCCCGCCGCATACGGAAGCCTTGCAGGCTCGGAAACTTAAAGATTTGTGGTTGCGGTTTTGTTTGAACGGCGGACAAGCGACGTATATCGTCGTAGATGCTCGCGCGGTCGGCAAAACGGTCGTGCAGGAACTTATGAAACCGACGAACGACGGCACGCCGACGCTTTGTTGTTTCAAGCATTGCGCATATACCGAAATCGAACAGCCGAACGCGTTACCCGTTATCTATCCGCTTAAAGCGACGAGAGCGGGCGGAACGGACGACGAAGGCGTTATGATACGCTATCTGCAAAAAGAGTGGGAACAAGGCAATATCGAAATTCTTATTCCAAACGTGCTTGACGGCGTAGAAGCGTACAAACTCAACCACGGCATAAAAGATAACTTCGACGACGGTAAAATCGCGTTGCCGTATAAGCAAACTAACGGCTGGGTAGAAGAAATACAAAATCTCGAAGTCAAGCCGAGCGGCACTTCGGTTAAAGAAAGCAGAAAGCATAAGAGTATTCAAAGGGATAGACACTCGGCTGCAAAATACGGGTTAAGGCTCATTTCAATGCTCGAAGATACTCTCGTAAAAGAAAATTATCAACCGAAATCCGATTGGGATAAAAAGATAGACGAGTTTAAGCACGGCGGGTATATCCCGCAGGTTAAACGGACGAACAATAAAATTACAAGTCTGCTTTCGTTAAGGAAAAGATAAATGAAAAAGTACAAATTATATGTTTCAACGTATCAAGCACTGTCGAAAGAGGTTGAATACACTTATTTCAGCCCCACAAGCAGCGGATATATGCTTGCATACCACTACGAGCCGATTGAGGGTATGAAAGAAGTAACGAGAGAAGACTTGCTGAAACCCGAAGAAAAAAAGTGGCTTTTAGGCGTTAAACTAACGGTAAACGCCGAGGCGATAAATAATTCGGCGGAAAGCATAAACAAGGCTTTAAGCGACTTTTTAACGGTTTTTGAAAGGGAATTAAAAGCACAGGCAGACAAAGAAAAAGGTAATTAAAGGACTATGGCGAAAACGACTACGACACAACTTAATAACGACGAAAAGCGTGAGCAACAAAAAGCACTTAATCGTGAAAGGGTTGCCCGTTGTCGCGCCAAGAAAAAAGCAAGAGAGCAAGCCGAAAGGAAAGCAAGCGAAATCAAAGCAAACTCGGCGCAGAACGGCGCGAATAATTCTTCTTTTACGCCCGTGTTAGACCGTTTCAGAAGTTTAATGCAGAATTACGGCAGCGCGATTTCGGCGCAAGGGTTTTACTCGGCGTTCAGCAGGGCAGGCGGATATTGGGCGAATATGCCTACGGTGCAAAACCTGCGAATGAAAGGTTTGCAGTCCTTGCCCGCGCCGTACAACAAAGACGATATCGCCGAATTTTTACGCGCTCCGTACCAAAACGAGATTCCGTTAAGGCAGACGAGCGAAACGCTTAAATGGACGGCTTATCCCTACTTTAAGATAGTAAAAACCTATCAGGACATACCGACTTACCGTTATTACTTCAAGCCGAAATACATAGAAGCCGAGGACGCGAAAGCGAAAGAGTTCAAACGCGAAGCGATTTTACTCGATAAACTCAATAAAGAGTTTGCTCCCGACGTTCAGGCGCATAGGGTGGCGGGCGAAGCCTTAACGCAGGGCAAAGTTTTCTATTATCCGAGAGTAAGGGTCGATAAAACGCATAATCAGGTAAATTTCGCATTTATGACGGCTCTGCCGATAGATTGGTGTACGATAATCGGCAGAAACAACGTTTCGGGTTATACGGTTTCGTTCAACCTTATGTACTTTATGCAACCGGGAACGGACGTAAGACAGTACGGCGATTTGTTTTTGCCGTATCTTGACGATTTCAACGATATGTTTTCCGAGCCGAAAGAAACGGAAAGAAGCAGAAACGTCCGCTACGCAAGCGTTTCGTGTAAGGGCGTAGATAAAAGATTTTACTACGACAAGGTTAAAACGAACGCGGCGGGCAGTCCGCAGGTTTTCGAGCAAAACGGCAGATGGTTCTATTACGTAAGTTTACCCGTCGAAAAGGTGTGGACTTTCGAGATAGACGACACGACCGTAAACGTCGCAAGCCCGTTGAGTGGTTTAATGATAACTTACGCGCAACAGGCGGATTACGAAAACGCGCAGATAAGTTTGCTCTTAAATCCGCTTATCAAGATATTTACGGGCGAAATACCGTATTTTAACGACGACGGAGCGACAAAACCCGACAATTACAGACTATCGGAAGCGGGCAAGTTTATGTTTGAAGCCTTTTTCGATAATCTTATGGCGGCAAATAATACGAGCGGAACGGCGTTTTTCTCTGCGCCCGTGCAAAACATTAAGTCGCACGATTATCCCGAAAGTGCGAACGCGAATAAGGTCGCAAGCAGTTTCAACGAATACGCGACCGAAAAGAGCGGACTTGCCGCAATTATCCCGATAAGCGATCCGAAAGCGGGTCAGGCGAATTTGTCGGCAAAGTTGGAAGCGAGATATACCGAATGTATCTATCGTCAATTTGAACGAATGATAAATACTATTTATAAATCGCTCAACCTTAATTACGAATGGGATTTCCACTTTTTCGGCACAATCTACACCGAAGAAGAAGAGCGTAAAAACGCAAATACCGCCATTGCGAACGGCGATATATCGGCGCATTTCGTTTTAGCCGCGCTTGACAGACAGAGTTGGGTAGATAAGTTGTCTATGATGAACGCGATAAAAGAAAGCGGACTTCTCGATATGCTTATCCCGCCGATAACGAGTTATACGGCGAAACAGGAAAACAGCGGTTTACCGCCTACGGGCGGAAGACCGAAAGCCGAGGGCATAACCGAAGGCAACGAAAAAACCGCAGACAGCGGCGACGGCGGTAATCAATAAATCAGAAAAAGGAGCGACACTCAAATGATTAGAGATAAAATGAAACTTGTATTAGACGGCAAAACCGTTGCGGGCGAAAGCGAGGTAATACCCAACGCCGTAGGCGAAATGCTTTTCGTTCAGGTTGACGGCACGGCTTCGGCGTTTACTTTGCAGGTGCAAGGTCGTTGCAATCGCGGAAACGGCGATTTTGTCAATCTTACGGGTTTTGACGGCGCGTTTAATACGAAAAGTTCGGTTACTTCTACGGGCGTGTACACGTACTACATAGAAGGTATGACCGAACTAAAAGTCAATCTCGTATCTGTCGTAGGCGGCGCGATTTCCGTCTACGCTATGACTACTACTTCAAGGGGTAACTGATATGTCCGACGGTTTCTGGAAAATACTTGCGTTAAAAGGCATAAAAGGCGGCGGTGATACGCCAACGCAAGAAAAAACGGTTGCTCTCGATATGGCAAACGGCAATCAGATAATAACACCCGACGACGGCAAAATAATGACCCAAGCCACGGTATTAAAGCCTGCGACTATGGTTGCGGGGAATATCAAAAACGGCGTGAATATCGGCGGCGTGGTCGGTAGTTTAGTTGGGAAGTTGCCCGAAGAAACTAAAACTGTCGATTTGGCTATGGCGAACGGTAATCAGACCGTTAATACCGACAGCGGAAAGACAATGAGTGCCGTCGTAATAAGAAAACCCGCCACGTTAGTACCGTCGAATATAAAGAAAGACGTTGATATTGGCGGAGTTGTCGGCTCTATGGAATCGGGTGCGCTCGACGGACTTGTAGACGGTTCTATCACAAATTTCGTTATGCCTGCCGATAAAACGCAGATAGTACAATATCGTTTTTACGGTTTTGAAAATTTGGTTTCGGCGGATTTAGGCAACGTTCAGGATATAGGCAATTACGCGTTTTATCAATGCGTTAATTTGGCGAGTATAACGCTTCCCGAAACGACCGAAAGTATAGGCAATAATGCGTTTGACGGTGATTCAAACGTTACGCATTTAAGCGGAACTATCGACGGAAATATCGGCGATTACGCTTTCAGAAATTTAATTAAAGTCAGCGAATGTGATTTTTCCGATTTTAATATTCATTCTTTGGGTCAGTATGCGTTTTCGGCTTTTGGCGGGGCGAGAACGAATCCGTCTCAAAATTTGCTCGTCGTAGACTTGTCAAAATCCGACTTAAACAAAATACCTCAATATTGTTTCGGCACGAGCAGTTCTACGAACAAAATAAAATATATGCAATTTACTTTCCCGAGTACCGTAAAATCGATAGACGGTTACGCCTTCGCTTATGCGGATAATTGTGATTTCTATTTTGCAAGTTCAACGCCGCCTACGTTATCGGCTACTACCGTATGGAATAATATTACTAACAGTAAAATATTCGTGCCGTATGGTTCGATAAACGCTTACAAAACTGAGACGAATTGGACTACGCAGGCAAGTAACATTATCGGTTACGTCGGCGCGGGAGTGTTATCCGTCGGAAGCGAGTTGCCAACTCTCGGCGCAGAAGGCTACGCTTTGACTTGGTTCAGCGACAAGGCTTGCACGGTATCCGCAACGACCGTCGAAAACGCCGATACGACGTATTATTGCACGATTGGCACTGAAAAAATCGGCTACGGAGTTAAAACCGTTTATGCACAGTCTTGCGGCGTTACGATTTCCGACGGAACGAAAACCTATCGTGAAGGCGACGGTATTCTAACGGGTACGGTTGTAACTATAACGACGGCGGCTACCGAAAGCGGATTTGTACCTTATCTCTTACAGGTAAACAATCAGGACTTCACGAGTGGCGATACGTTTACAATGAACGAAGACCTGAATATTACTGCGATTTATTGGGATGGCGAAAATATTCCCGTACTGCCTGTATTCGGCGATAACAGTTGGGTTATGATACGACAAGCCTTCCGAAACGGAATTGCCGCAACGTTGTGGGCTGTCGGCGACCAGAAAGAAGTTACGCTCGGCGACGGGAATACGTATCATATCAGAATTGCCGATATGCAATCGGGTAGATATAATCTTACCGATGGTAGCGGAACGACAAAAGGCGTTCTCGAATTTGTCGAGAGTTTACCAACGGGGTACGCTATTAACTCGTCGCAAGTTACGGATGGCGACGTAACGGCATTTACGGCAGGCGGTTGGGCAATGTGTCAAATGAAGAACACTACTCTTGACGTAACCGTGTGGGGTTGGTTGACCGACGATATGAAAAAAGCAATCAGTGAAATCACTCTTAACGAGTACAGTTATTCTTCGCCGTCGCCTCGTGAAAGTACGAATAAATTATTCTTACCCGCCGAAACCGAGATTTTTATGTCGCGACATAAATCAGGCGAAGGAAGTCAAACGGGTTGCATAAAATATGATAGATTTGATTATTATGCCAGTGCGATAAACGATGAAGATTCACCAGTAAGGCAAAAGCACATGGTTGGAGGAACTCTCGTTAGTTGGGGGTTGCGGTCGCCAGTAGAGAGTAGTAAGTTTGATTTTTGCCGTGTTGGTTTTTACGGCAGTTACGACACAATTGGTGCAAGCAACGCAATAATGGTTTCCCCATGCTTTGCAATATAATCAAGTAATCTAAAAAATCGCCTCGCACCAAAGCGAGGCAAAGGAGTAAAAATGGCGGTAATCGAAATTTACCCCTACGTTGACGAACAGGGGATAGAACACGAAAATCTCGTACAGCACAAAAGCGACGAGAATAAACAAATTATCCAACTTGAAACGGGCAGAATATACGACGAGGCGATAGATTCATATCCTTGCAGATACACCTACGCCGAAATGATTCAGCCCGAAGAGAAAGAAATCGACGAAAACGTAGAGGCGGGAGAAAATGCAAACTAATCGATACGCTTCTACGGGTTTTGCCCCGACGAATATACCGAGTAAAAGCGTACCTTCGTATACGGATATTCCCGATAACATAAAGACGATCGAGCGACTTGCAGAAGAGTGCAGACGGCGCGGTAATCGGCTTGAAATTATGAACGGTAAAGTGTACGAAGTAAAGCGGACTTTGCTTATGGAGTTAGATAAGGTATGAAAAAGAGAGATTTTTACAATTACGACAACGCAGATTTTGCGTTTCTTAAACCGCTTATGCGTAAAATTATGACCGCATACGGCGAAGCGGAAAGGTTTTTCGCTTTCATAAAAGAGATAACTTGGGCGAAGTTCGGCTTAAAATCGCTTACGGGGTACATACACTCGCTCGAACACAAGCAACCCGATTACGTTGACGATTTTAAGGCTATTTTAGCCGAAAAGGGCTTGATAGTCGAATATCCGCCTATAAACGAACTCGTCGAAGAATTTGACGACCTCGATAAGGTTTTCGAGGTTTGCGTGGGTATAATCGACGAAACGGACGAAACGTTAAGAGAGTTCGTATTCGTTGTTGACGGCGAACACAGAGAGTTTTCCGCTCTTGCGAGAAAGGTCGAAGACCTGCAAATGCGTAACAGCGCGGACAGAGCGTTTTTGTTGGACGCATGGTCTATGTGGGATAACGAGCCGTCGTACAGTTCTTTCGACAATTGGGTAAAGAACAACGCGCCGCAGATAAAAGAGTAAGCATGGCGACGAGTAAAAAAATTGGTGGATTATGGCAGAACTTAAATCTATGGACGAGTTAAGGCAACTCGCCGAAAAAGAAATCGAAGAAAAAAAGAATAAAACCGAAGTCGCCGTAAAGCCCGCCGAAAGCAATCAAACGAGCGTAATGGACGTTGTAAAGGACAAAGAGAACGAACTGTTACAAACGAAAGAAGTGCAGGAATTAGGGCGTAGGTGCGGCGAAGAACGGATAAAATCCGACTTGGCGAAAGAAGCGAGCGAAATCCGCAAAAGAAACGTGCAAACCGCCGAAAGCCTTTACGAAACGGAAACGCGGGAATTAAGGCTCAAACACCTGCGGGCGCAACTCAATCGGCAACACAAGTACGAAATGGACACTCTCGAACAGGACGCGCGGCACACTCAAATGCTTAACAAGCGCAGAAAGCAAGTCGAAAAGTTCTTGTATTTATACAACAGCGCGCCCGAAAATATGGTCGAAGTCGTAGACGGCAAAGGAGAAAAGTACAAAGTGCCGAAAGATTTCTCTTATTCGGATTTCGTAAACAGATTCCGTCAACTCGGCAGAAACTTATCCAAACTCGACAAGCCCATACTTCAAACGATAAAATGGGCGATAATTCTCGGCGTAGGCATAGGGATTATATTCCTTTTGAAACGCTTCGGAATTATCAATTAACACAGATAAACGTCTTTTTTCAAGGAAGAGCAATGGTGGAAACGGACTTTATAAAAAATAATTATCAAAAATCTATAAAAGGAGAGTAAACGAAAATGGATTATGACGTTATCAATAAAGACCACGTTATCGTGGCTGAAATTGAGAAAAGACAAGCACTCGTAGACGATTACGAAAACAAAATCGTAAGACGGGCGCAACTCGCGGTCGAACTTGAAAACCTCGACAAAGAAATCGCTTCCACCGATAAGAACAGATTATCCGCCGAAATCGTCGAACTCGAAGACTGCGCGGCTAAACTCGGACTTATCAGATACCCCGAACCCGAAGTAGTCGAAGAAGCCGACGTTGCGGAAGAGGTGCAGGCAGAAGCGACGGACGAGCCTGCGGCAGAACCGCAACTCGCTTATTAAGTCGCGGAGGTAAAAAGGTTATGTTAGATTGTATCAGACAGGAACTTCAAAAGACCAAAGCGAATATCGAAGCGTTGAAACAGTCCGAAATCGCAAATCAGAAAGCCAAAGCGAATATCGAAGTTATCGAACCCGAAATGACAAGGCTCGAAACCGAAAAGCAGAAATGCTTAACTACCGCAAAGGCAGCCTACGATAAGCAGGTTTCCGAGATAATCAACAGTTACGATTTGCAGAAAGCCGCTTTCAAGGATAAGGCTAACGAAAAGATTCAGGCAAAAGTAGAAGAAAGTTTCAAAGCCGTTATTACCGAAATCGATAAACAACTCGCCGCTGAATAAGGAGGGATAGTTATGGATTTTGTAGTAAACGTACTGCATAATCGCTATTATATGATATGGATTATGGCGGCTATTATATTTCTTCTTACGCAGGCAATCAAGATACCTATAAAGCATTTTACGGCAAAAATAAAAGTAGAAAGAACCCGTAAAACGGTAAATTCGGTAATACTTTTACTGCCGTTTGCGCTTGGTTGCTTGGGTGAATACTTATACGATACTTATTTAATGAAAACTGCTTTTGACGTTGCCGCAGGTTTTATTCTCGGCGGTCAGTCTATTGCTCTTTACGGCATATTCGAGAGATTTTTAGGCGTAAAGATAGAAAATCCCTACGATTGCGAAGAAGGGAAAGCGGTACTCGAAAAGGTTGACGAAGCGGTTGCAGACGGAACTATTACTACTGACGAAATCAAAGAAATCGCAAGTGCTTCGGTAAACGGAAAAAGCAAAAAAACGAAAAAAGCCGATAAAAAGGCTGAAACGGTCGAAGAAACGCCCGATACTCTGCAAGAGTTTATCGACGGTATCGACTTAAAGTAAAATCAACACAACTGAATATATAGCGGTTTCGCCAAACGGGGCGTAAACGACAGCCAAACGGGGCTATGAGAGAACTATCGGGATATTATTCCTGACGGTTGCTCGTAGCCCCTTTTATATATTCAAAAAAGGCAAGCAGGTAAACGACGATGAGCAAATTCAAAACGATAACCGAAAACGGGAAAACTTACAATTCTTTTATCGGTAAACTTAAAATTCTTGCCGAAAAAGACGGTTGGCGGCAGAAAGCGGAATTATGGCTTCTCAACGATATAACGAACAACAACGATTGGCGTTACGAGCGTTTGGAAGAGCATAAAAACCTTTTTGCGAAAACGCCTATACTCGTCGCTTATGTGGGCGACAAAATCGGCGACGGACACAATTTCAGAGAGGTAAGCAACCCCGACGGAAGCGTTATCGCTTCGTTTATGAGTTCTACCGCCGAAAGAATAGTCGGTTTCTTCGATAACGACAGCGATATAAGAATCGAAGAAAAAGACGGTAAAAAATGGATAGTAGGCATTGGGTATATCTGGCAATGGTACGCGCAGGAGTTGGTGGCAAAAATCAAGAAACAGGGTCTTGACGGAATGTCTATCAGCATAGAAACCCTCGTTGACGAAATGCACAAAGAAGGTTCTACCGAAGTGTTTACCAAATACCAGATACTCGGCACGACTATATTGGGCGACGACGTAGCCCCCGCTGTAACGGGAGCGAATATCAGAGCCTTATCCGCTTTGGGCGTTGACAAGATTAGAGAAGAGACGTTACGAGTCGCGTCAATGCAAGAGCAAAAACAAAAAAATCCGCAATCAAAAACAAAAAAGGAGAACAAAGTAACAGTTATGAAACTCAAAGACTTAAAAAACGGTAAGTTCAACGGGTTCAGAGTTGTCGGCGTAGACGGCGAAAAAGTCGCTCTTTTATCGCTCGACAAAAACGACGCTTTTGTTTCTACCGCAGTTCAAGACAACGGCGAAATAGTCGAGGGCGTTAAAACCGCCGTCAACGCGACTGTTGTTTTTGGCGAAGGTGAGAACGAAGTAAAAGTTGCCCTCGACGCGGTAATCGAAGATTTGACCGCCGAAAACGCCGAACTTAAAGCCGAACTCAATTCGGTCAAAGAAGGCAAAGAAGCCGTCGAAAAATCGCTTAAAACTATGCAGGATGCCGAAATGGCGCGTAGAAAAGAAGCGGTTAAAAACGCCGTCCGCGAACAACTCGCGAAGAACAGAGAAAATTCTCTCGCCGATATCGCGGATAACGAGTGCGACGACCTTTTGACCGACGAAAAAGTCGCAAAGTATTCCGAAATGGAAGAAGACGGCAAGTTCGTTGGCGACGAAAAGGCGCGTTGCGACGTTGACGCGCGTTGTATGAGCATAATTCGCGAACAAAACAAAGCGAAAATGCAGAAGGCTTTCGCTTGGGAAATTCCCAAAACGAACTCCGATAAGAACAACGGCGGCGACGACGTTCAAAACCTTATCGACAAAATGACTAATCAATAAAAATAAAGGAGAACTCAACTATGAGCAAAATTCAAAATACTCGTTTTGAAGTATATGTTTCCAATTCGAAGAGAAACGACAATCAAAACGTAACGGGTAAATTCGGCTCGTTCAGCGGTAGCGATTTTACGCCCGACGACTGCGCCGCAGGTTTCCTTTGCGTAACCAAAGACAGACTTCCGCTTTTGGGATATGAAAGCGCGGGTCTTAAAAACGCAAACAGTTATTACATGATCGCGGCGGCGAGTGGCGCGGTTGCGGGTCTTCCCGGCGACAGAACGGGCATTTACGCTTGCAACACTTACGACGTGAACAAAGCCGTAGACAGCGACGGAATGGTAATCAACCTTCCCGGCAAAACGCTCGGTCTTGCTCTTCCGGCAGACGAAAGAGGCGACTTCACCGAACTTATGGTCGGCGAGCAGTACAATTTCGGCGCAGGCAACTTCTCTACCGCCCCGTCCGATTCGCTCAAATTCGCTACGATTGCTAACGGCTTGCTTGTTGCGGTAGCGGCTGCGCCTACCGACGGCAGTGTTTACTTTGCGATCGAAGATTTTGGCAAACGCTTTATCGAAGGCGCATATGACGGCGGTCAGAAGATTACCGTCAGATGTCTCCGCAGCGTAAAAGCCGCAGGTTAATAGGAGGACAAAAGAATGAACGCAAAATCCTTAAACGCTTTGTCGAGAGATATATTCTCTTACAAATCCAACAACAATCAAAAAATCAAAGTTTGCTCTGCCGAAGGAAAGTCGAGAGAAATCAGCCGCGACGAACTTATCAGCGCGGGCAGACTTGCAACCGTCGAATATTTCGGCAGAATTGCGAACAAGAGCAGAAGCAATTCCTACGCTACCAAAGTAGAAGATTACGCGTCTTTTTCGCGTAACACTTGGGTAAACACGGTGCTTTTCTGCGCGGCGCAGGCTAACACGGTAATCGGTAAAGCCCCGTACTCGACTATGCAAGAAGTCGAAAACGACCTCGGACTTTACAAAAACCCGATTTTCCTTAACGCGTTGCAGTCGATTTCGCAAGAAGTTATCACGCCGTTGCTTCCCGCCGTTATGGACGGAGTAATGGACAAACTCGTTACTTGGGAAAGAGGCAGAATCGGCGAAACTAAACTCGTAGACGTTTTGTCTAACGACTTCTTCGTATTCGACGACGATTCTTGGGGTTCTGTTTCGAGTAAACCGTATCAGTACCTTTACAAGAGCCAAGTCGCCGTTACGCCGAAGCCCTATACCGCGAAGACCAAAATCAAGTGGTATCAGGACGTTATCGACGGCGAAGCGGGTCGTTACTATGCGGCGTTTGCACGCGGCGCGGCAAGCAAAATGTACGCTATGACGCTCGGTGAATTTAACAAGGCAATCGCAGACACGAAATATATGCCTTCGGGTAGCGTAATCGACGGTTTCTCGCTTGATAACTGGAATCAGGCGTTAATGCAGTCGCAAGCACTTAACGGCGTTTCCCGCGCTCAACTTATGGCACTCGGCTCTCTTGCCGGACTTTCCAAAATACTTCCTACGGTCGGCACTGACGGCGCGGTGGCGGGTATTCAGGGCGAAATCGGTACGGAGTTCGTAAGAAACGGTTTCCTTGCCAACGTCGCAGGCGTAGACCTTATCGAAGCGGGTCTTGCAGTTGTTCCCGGTACGCAGAACTACAATCCGAAATTTCTCGGTCTTGACGACGCGACGAATAAGAATATCTACGTTATGGCTAAAATCGGTTACGCGCCTATGGTAGGTGCAATTGCCGAGGGTTCACCCATAACCATTACGTTTACCCCCGAAGAAACCGCCGATATGACTATCGACATTTCGGAAACGTTGGTATTCGACATTAAACCCGCGTTCAGTTCCAGAATAATCAAGATTAAGATTTAACGGAATCGTCGGCTTAAACCGATATATACGCAACACGACGGCAATATTGCTGTTGCCGTCGTTATACGGGGATAAGAGAAAAATGCGGCGTGCAACTCCCGCAATCCCCGAAATAAAATTTTCCGAAGGAGAAGAAAAATGGCAGAGGAAATTAAAAAAACAAACAACACGAAACCTGCGGGTGAATCTCGCAAAACCTACACGGAAGCGGAACTTCACGATATTGTGAATAAAGCCGTCGCCGAAGCGGTGAAAGCGGCAATGCAAAACGTGCAGTCGCAGACGGTATACGTCAAGGACAAAGCGGACGAATACGTTACGCTTTTGTATATGGGCGTTGTAGCCGAAGGTTCGACCGTACACCTTAATGACAGGTTAGGCGACATTCAGGGTAGAGGCGGTACGAGAGATATTCCTAAAAAGGAATTTTTGCAAAACCTTACGCCGGGCGTTCTCGACCGTTTGAAAGACAGAAGACTTATAGTCTTGTCCGGGCTTACGGACGACGAAAGAGAGCGTTACGGGCTTAAATACGAAGACGGCGAACTTCTTTCGCCCGATATTTATTACAAACTTTTATCTTTGCCCGAAGATACCATTTGTAAGATTTTCAAATTGGCTTGCCCCGAACACAAAGCGATAATCGCAACGCTTTATATCGACGCGTATATGGCGCACGACAACAGGGTAAATCAACCGCTTATTCAACGCCTCAACAACATATCGAAAGAAACGGACAAGGACGGAATGTTCAAAGCGATTCTTAAAGATATGGCGAGAGTTTTGGCAGATAACGCAGACTAAAATAAAAGGAAAATAAAATGACACCGATTTTAGAAGTCTTAACGAAATATTGCGCTCAATACGTTGACGATATACGGCTTGAAGAATTGGCGGTAGACAATCCGCCGCTTTATGCGAGAAAAATGTCGGCATATCTAAACGTGGCAATACCGCTTTTCAATAAACCCGCCGAGGTTTTGCCTTATTTGGTAGGCGATAAAAACGACCCCAAATACGTCGAGGCAAAGTACGACAATACGCAATACACGCTTACTGAAACTATCATTTCGTCGAAAGTGGTAAGTCTCGGCGACGAATACGTCGGCTTCGAGTTGTTTTCGGCGCACGTTCTTACTCGCGACGCGTCGGGCAACGTTGTTTCTTTACCCGCTACCGAGTGCGAGTACGATAAAACGACGGGTAACGTAACGATAAACGCCACGGCGGATAATCCGATAGAAAAAGGCGTTGTATTCGATTTCGACTTCTATACGGACGGGTATTTTGCAAACGATTTGCCTATCGAAATGAAGAATATTCTCGGAATGTGTTTTCAGGTCGTATGGCAAGACCGTTTCAATACCGATTGGCTTTCCAACGTTGCAAAAGTGGAAGATAAGAGTTTTTACGAACAAAACCGCGCCCGTAAAATGGATGCGGACACGGCTCGGCTCAATCAACTGCGCCGTAAACTTGCCGAAGAAATGAGGCAATACGAGCAAAATCTCTACTACAAAGCGACGATACCCGCCGTTAAACGGTTGCAGTTTTAAGGTGAAAGATTATGAACGAATATTTCAGAATAACCGACGAACTTATGCAAAAGGCAAAAACCTATATGCCGCTTGCAGATAAACAAGTCATTTCCTATCAGATAGCGAGGCATTGTCTTATTTCCGTAGTCGCCGAAAAGGAAGACCACGATATAAACGAGATCCTTGCGTTGCCTGCGGTTCAAGGCGAAAATGCGCCGCTTAAAGCAATACTCTTGCAAAACACATTGCTCGGCTTTTATTTCGACATTGAAATGGACGAAAAGAAAGATTCTTACGAGCAGTATGATTTCTATGCAGGAGGCGCAATGATAAATCAAATCGAGAGATATAAGGTCAATCCATTATTCAAGGAAAAAGCCTTTGATATTCTCACAGATTTCAAAGAACTCCAAAGAATGGTGTACATAGAAATCGAAAATCTCAAATCTCACTACAATAACCCGATATATCGGTTGCTTTCGGCGTTGTCGGTATATTCCACGCCCGAAAGAGTTACGGAACTTGCAAAAAAACTGCAAGAAGAAGTAGCGAAACTCAATGTAAAATCGGATAAACCCGAAGACAGCGGTGCAACGGAGAAAGAAAATGCCTAAATACAGTCAATGGTTTCCATACATAAACACGCAGGAAAGTTACAACGATATGTCGCAAATAACCGACCTTACGCGTAAAATATGCGATTACCTTATTGACGCTCCGCAAGGCGATTATCAGCCCGTAGACGACAACTCTTATTCTCGTTGCAGATTTTGGAAGTATCTTTATCACGACGGCGCAAGACCTTTGTCGAAAGCATTGCCGACGATAAAAGAGAAAATGAGCGTCGTCTTCAATCCCGAAAGAGCGGAAAACCCGCCGACCGACAAAGGTTACAGGATATTCCCACAAATATGGGTAAAACAAAGTCAGACGGACGCTCAAACGCGCGTTTATGTATTTGAGGGAAGAGAAATGCCGAACGACAGTTTCAAAACGGCTACGGCAATTCACTTTTATATTTGGTCGCATTACACGAACGAAGCGAACTCGAAAGAACAAGAGTACAGCAGAACGATGGGTATTGAGCAAGCCATAATCGAAGCGTTGAACGGCGTAAATATGACCGGGATAGGCACGTTTATGTTTGACAGGCGTTGTCATCCCGACTGCGGAAGCCGTCCTATCTACGACGGCGATATCAACGTCGGCAGAGAACTGATAATCGGGCTCGAACTCGCAACGACCAAAACGCCGTCGCCCGGTAACACGAATAATAAGCCCGATATTGGCGGCGTTAAACTCGCCTAATAGAGGATCGACTATGTGTGAAAATTTCGGAATGTACGAATTTTGCAAGTCTTGCCCGCAAGAGAATAAGGCTTGTTGCGTTGCTTATAAAAAACATAAAAAGAACAACGCCGTCGAGTTCGTTATAGACGGCAAAAAACTAAAATTCAGAGGTACGACAAATGAGCGAAAGCACGGCGAAAAGCAGAGCGGAAACGGAGTTAAAGGCACTTGAAGAAAAACTCGGAAATCTCACGTCTTTTATTAAAACGGTAGGTTTCCGCGAATTAAAACCCGCCATGCGCAGATTGTTAAGACGGCAGGCTTTTCATATGAAAAGATATGCAAAAATCTTACGGCGCAGAATAGAAATATGGGATAAGTAAGGGCGAGCGAAAATGTCTAATCAAAGCCAAAAATACATAAAAAATGCGATTGCGGCAAGCGATAAAATATCAACAGTGTTGAAAAATACACCGAAACAATACGCCGACCGTAAAACGCAATATATGGCAGAGCGGGCAAGAAAGTTCGATTCAAACCGCGCATATCTCGCAAGCGATTATTTTAATGCCGACGTGCAGGGATTATCGGTAGACGATTTCTATAAATGGATAAACACAAATATACGATTGTCAGACTTATCGTCTAACGACAGCAAGTCGTTTACGGGCAGTAAAACCGACGATTTTAAGTTAGTGTTATTCCCCGAAAAGCATATCGAGTATTTTCCTATCGGCGCAAAGATAAAGACTGCGGGTAGCGTGTGGCTTTCCATAAACCCGTCGAATGTATCGAGCGTAAAGCCAACGGCGGTCGTTGCGCGTTGTAATTCGTCTTACAATTCATTCGACTATTACGGCAACGTCATAACCGAGCCTATTGTCGTTGAGCGTTACGCGATGATGAACAACTCGAACGAAACGCCGAACAATCTCGTATTACCCGACGGATATTTCAACGTAACTTGCCAACTTAACGATAACACGAAACAAATTAAGCAAAATTACCGCTTAATTCTCGGCAGTCAGTCGTTTTACGTTACCGGGGTTACGGACTTTATTCAGGAATTTTCGGGCGATCGCGACAGTTGCCATTTACTTAATTTTACCATTCGCAAAGAAGAAAATATTAACGAATACGACGACTTGGAAAAGACTTTTATTGCGAACGGTAAAAACTCGATTTATTCGGCGACGCTTGACGGCGCGGATAAAATCAAAGTCGGACAAACCGCTCAACTTACGGCGCATTTCTCGCTTAACGACGTTGAAATTTTGCCGACCGAGGATAAACCGCTTACTTGGATATATTCTTCGAGTGATAACGGCGTGGTTTCGGTAAACGCAAACGGCGAGATTACGGCAAACAAGAACGGAAATGCGATTATCACGGCAACGCTTGCCGAAAATACGGCAATTACGGCAACGCTTGAAATTGCGGTGGCTGGCGACGTAAACGAGCCTTACGTGGCGTTTTTAGGCGTTCTGCCGACAGAGATTACGCAGTACGACGAAGCCGTCGTAAAAGCGAGATATTATGAAGAGGGCGCAAAGACGAATAAACCCTTGTCGTGGTCTTTCGGCGGGGCGAACGGTAACTGCTATGTGGCGACGATAGCCCCGAAACAGATGTCGGCGCAAATTCAGTGTCTTAAAGCAAGCGTAGAGCCGCTTGTCGTTACGGTCAGTTACGGCGAGTATTCGGCAACTACCGAAATCGCGTTAAACGGGTATTAAGACTATGGCAAATAGATACGAATGTCCGAACGCGGTAAGAAAACCGCAGTTAGAATTTTTACTTTGCAAACTTTTAATGAAAGACGGCGAAAGTTATTCCAACGTTAAAGACAGCGTAAACGCAATGTGCGCTTATCAAAGGCATTGTAATTGCACTAAACGCGTCGAAAACACGGAAGAAGCGCAAAGTTGTTACAGATACCACTCGGAGCAAAAGCCCGATTGATATACACCGATAAAAGGCAGGAGATAAGAAATGAGCCAATTATCACAATGGGAAAGGCAACAGAGAATTAGGCAAGGAAGACCCATTGAAATGCTTAATTTGACATTCTATCCCGTCAAAATGTCATTCTATGAGCAATTTTTAGCGTGTAAAGACGCATTGATAATCCGATTAGGTACACTCCCTGTTAAGTACCAAATGAAAGATTATCTCAATGCCGTTTTCTCGCTTGAAATTGACGAAACGGTTAAGAACGGAGCGGGTAGCGGTTTATTCAGCCGATTGTTGCTCTTAATGTCTTTATCTTTGCGGATAGATAATTTCGACATTAAAGAGTACATGAAAGGCGAAAATATCGTTATCAGGCAGGTCGGCAAAGACCTTGAAATAGTCCGATTCAAAATGACGCAAGGCGATAATGTCGCGGAAATTACGCCCCAAGATTTTTCCGCATATATACGACCGCTTATTGCAGACCAGAACGGGCTTGAACTGCCCGACGACAGCGAAAACGAAGAACTTGTTTTAGCCCAAAAGCAATTACAAGAAATGCAATCGGGTAATCAGGTCAAACTCAAAACCGATTTAGGCAGTCTTATTTCGTCCGTAGCCTACTTTTCAAAGGTGAGCGAAAGAGAAATCGACGACTGGACTATTCGTGAGTTTGAGAACCGATTTAAGGCGATAGACCGTGATAAGAAATACACTCTTTACGGACAAGCCGAATTATCGGGAATGGTTACGTTTAAGAAAGGCAATCCGTTTCCGTCGTGGGCTTACGACAGTATCGACGAAACGATGGGTACTATGTCGGCAAGCGATTTAGGTAAGCAGTTAGGCGGCGTAAAACAAAAATAAATTAACAGGAGATTTTATATGAACGCATTTCATTTTGGTGATCCCAACCTTTTCGTAAAAGGTATTGCGGAAGTAAAAATCACCGACGCGAAAGGCAATATTATCGGTTATGACACCGTTGCGAGCGAAGGTTCGGTTACGTCGTCCGTCAATCTCGGCGAGATAACCGGTGCGGTCGGCAACCCGTTGCTTATAACTATTCCCGATACGACGCGTCTTTCGGGTACTCTTACTTCGCAAGCGTTTTCGTTAAGACAAAGGGCAATGATAAGCGGCGGTACGGTTAAGAATAACGGTGTTGTCGAAGTCGTAGAATCGGGTGTTGCGCCCGTCAGCGGCAAACTTACCATTCCCCACCTTGCGGATTATCCGCCGGCAAGAGCGTATACCCAAGATTCCGACGACACTTACGGTTTGTGTTACGTAAGACCTGCGGGAGCGACCGATTATACGGGTGAAAACGTCGGCATAGACCTCACTACGGGTGTAGTGCAGGGTAACTATACGGGCGCGTCTTACGACATATTTTACTTTACGTCGGTTGCTTCGGCAAAGGTTCTCGACCTTCCGTCGAACTTCACGCCGCAGGTTGCGGGTCTTACCTACAAATACAACGTTTACGCGAAACAGGGCGAAGCGGTTACTAACGGCTCGCTTGCGGGTTACTTGTATCTCGTTGTAAAGTACGCTCAATTCACGGGCGACGCAGGTATTTCCGCTTCGCAGACGGCAAACGCGACGACCGCTTACGACTGGCAGGCGTTGGCAAACGTAGACAACATACCCGACGCGACGGATTTCCGCGACTGCGCGAACTCGTCCGCTCCGTATGCTTACTACGTATACGTTCCGTGCGGCAAAGTAACCGACCAAGTAGAAGGCTTATTCGTCGTCGGTGGCGGTGTAAGCGCAAAAGTCGGCGCAAAAGTCCAAATCCCCGTCAAGTATTTGCTTAAAGACGGAACGGTTGCACAGCCCGTTTATTCGTCTTTGACCTATGCTTCTGCTGCGGCAGGAACGGCAAAAGTCGATAATAACGGCGTTGTCGAAGGCGTTGCGGCAGGTAATACGACGGTTACGATAACCGTTCCCGACGTTACCCCCGCCGTCAAAGCGACTTGTACCGTTACGGTTACGGCGTAAATTTTTAACTAAAAACGCTGTCTACGCCCTGAAATACGGGCGTAGATACGGCGTTTTGTTTTTATAGGTGTAAAATGAACGATTTTCTGAAAGTTAATGTCAGGATAGTCGGGCTTGAAAATGACATAAAGAAGCAAGAAAAGATTATAGAAAATACAATTCCCAAAGCCCTACAATACGTTGGCGCAGAAATGATGTTTTCATTGCAAAAGCATATTGCGCAAGACTGGTATAAAGCCTATATTCCGAGTAGTTATCAAAGAAGAACGGATAATCCGAGTTTAGGAACTCCGCTCGGCAGTGAGAAAAATATGACCCCGGTAGGGAATATGGTTAGAGGGAAAAATTTAACTTTTAATTATTATCCTACGGGTGAACATATCGACGGATTTTATTATGTCCGAAACGGAAACGACTTAATTGAAAGTATACAGACAGGCAACTTATGGGGAGAACCGCCACCGCGCCCGTTTTGGAATAATTTCGTTCACGACCAAGAAAGGGAAGTAATCGAGAATTTTATAAATGGAATGAAACAATTCGGCACAGAAGGAATAGAAGTAAAGGCGGACAACAACGAAAGTGTGGACTTGAAAGATTCCCTCTTAAAAAGCGAAAACGAACAAACACATTTTAATATTTGACAACAACCGAGAAATCCTCGGTAGTTATATAAATAGGAGCGACTTATGGCAAAGATAATACTTGACGTAGAATTAAAAAATACACTTGCTACGCAACAGTTAAAGCAACTCGAAACTTCTATAAAGTCGGTTGCCGATTCTTTAAGCGGCGTAAAGGTAAACAAAGACCTTACGACGCAGATAAACTCTTTAACGAAGTATTATAATTCGCTTGCGAAAGTCGCGCAAAAGACTTTACAGGTCAACAACAAAAATGCCATTGCGGAACAGAAATTAGCGCAAGAAAAGGCAAAAACCGCAACGGCAATGGCAAAGCAGGCAGATGCGGAAAATAAAGAATTTACCTCTAAAATAAAAGCGACCAAAGCGGTAGAAGACTATACTAAAACCGAGCAAAAAAACACGAAAGCAATAAAAGAAAACACCCAAGCAAACAAAGATAATCAACAGAGTATGCTTTCGATGATGCAGGGTTTCTTGCGCTGGCAAGTAGTCGCTACTTTGGTAATGAAACCGCTGAATCTTATTAGAAGCGCGTTTGCTTCTATCAATACAACTTTGGTTGAAACGGAAGATAGGATTATCGAGTTGCAACGCGTTTTGCCGAGCGGCTCGATAGGTGATAAAGACCTTTCGGATAAATTGTATAAAATGGCGCAGGAATACGGGCAGACATTTGAAAACGTAAGTCAGATAGCCCTTAATTTCGCGCGTTCGGGTATGAATACTGTCGAAACCTTAAAAGCGACGGAAGCGGCGGTTGTCGCTCTTAATGTAGCCGAACTCGACGCAACGCAGGCTTCCGACGGCTTGATCGCCATAATGCAACAGTTCGGATTGTCTGCTGACGATTTAATGCTTATCGTCGATAAACTCAATATAACGGCGGATAATGCTGCGGTTACGACCGATAAACTTTTAACGGCGTTGCAAAGAACGGGTTCTTCGGCGAAAAACGCAAATCTTAATCTTGACGAAACCGTAAGCATAATTACCGCACTGTCGGAAGCGACGGGCAGAAGCGGTGAAAACCTCGGTACTGCCGTCAACTCGCTTATACAATTTTCTACGAAGAGTTCCGCGCTCGATACTTTCGCAAAATTAAGCGAAAATATGGCGAATATCGTCAACGATTTCCGCCACGGCAAAGGCACGGTGCTTGATATTTGGCAGGGTTTGTCGGAAGAAATCAAAAACACTAACGGGCAAAACGAAAGTATTCTCGGCACGCTGTTTACCGACGACGATTGGCGTAACCTTAACGACGAATTACAAGACGCTCTCGGCGAAAATTACGCCAAAGTAACCGAAATCTACGACACGGCAAGTACGTTCCGTAAAAACTATTTTATCGCTCTCTTAAACAATATGGACAGCGTTAAAAAGGCACAGGAAACGTTAGCCGACGCTGCGGGATATTCTCAAAAAGAAAACGAGGAGTATTTAGATACTTATACTGCAAAACTTAATTCACTGAAAGAGCAGTGGAGAGCATTGGTTAATGATGAACAAGGTTTCTTGGGATTCAAAAAGGTTTTGGTTCAAATCGCTTCATGGTTATTAACCGCAGTTAAGTATACAGGTGGTTTGCATAGTATTATTCTGACAACTGCTTCTGCTTTGACTTTATTATATGCCCCTAAAATAATGGAGGGGTTAAACAAATTAAAAAATAGAATAAAAGAGGTTGTAACAGAATTAAAAAATGTAAAATCCGCTTCTGCCGCGTCGAAGGCTGGGCTTGTCGGTTTGGCACTTGCCGCAATCGTAACAATAATAAGTGTTAGTAATCAAATTGCAAAAAGCATAAGCGAAGCAAAAACTGCCGTCATAGAAAAGGCATTTGAAGATTATGAAAATATTAAAGAATCGGCGGATAAATTATCAAGCCTTTATAGTGCATACCAACAATACAGTTCTATTCAAAATCGTACTGTTGAGCAAGATAAAACATATTCTCAAATACAAAAAGACATTGTAGAAAGTCTTGGAAATCGTGCAAAAGCCTTAAAGGGATTAACAGAAGGCACAAAAGAATACAACGATAAATTAAATGAGATTACTTCGGAAGAAATGTTAAGTAATGCCAACAAGGCTTCCAAAGTAGCAAAGGAATATGAATATAGATTTCAACACGAAGAGGGATTAACTGGTTCAGGGTGGTTTAACGAGGTTCAACACAAGTATTATGACGGGTGGAAAGCGATTTGGGATGATCTGTGGGAAAATGAACGTGGCGACCCAAATAGTTTAGATGATAGTTTGGCTTGGAATAAATTCATAGAGAATTTCCAAAAAGAGATGCCTATTGCGGATAGAATTTCCTATTTAAGGAAAATGTCTAAAAGATATTTGGATGCAGGAAACGATAAACGTGCAGGTTATGTCAATGAAATAGCGGATTACTATCAGAAACAGTACGATGCTTATATTGAAGCAAAAATACGTGAATTGACTTACTCTCAATTGGCAAAAGGTGATATTTCTTCGCAAGAAGATTATGAAAGTTTGTTTAATAGAATTGTCAATACTTTGTCTAAATACGGCGAAGTTAATGAGGCGGACGTAAAAGATATACTCGATAATTTATTACGCTCGGAATCGAAAGGGTTTAACAATGTTGATGTTTGGTCGAACGATTTATCCAAAGTTGCAAGTAAGTATAAAGACATTGCAAACGCCTTAAAAGAAATCCGCGACACCCAAAAAGAAACCGCCGATTACGAAGAAAAGCGATTAGCCGTTTTAGAAGCCGAAAAAGCGTTGACAGAAGCGCAAAATCAAAGAAACGTAAGAGTGTTTAATGCCGAAACGGGGAATTGGGAATGGCAACGCAACGAAGAAGCGGTCGAAAAGGCACAAAAGAATCTCGATAAGGCGAAAGAAAACGTTCAGGACGCGGCGTGGGATGACGTTCTGAATTTGTTAGATAAAGACAGCACGACTAACAAAGAATTGTTAGAAACGCTCGATAAATGGGCGAAAGCCTATGAGGGAACTTTCGGCGAAGGTGAAACGCCTGAATTTGTTGACAAAATTATCGACGCGATAGAAAAGAGCGGTCGCGTACATATTCGCTCGACAGAGGGCGAAGAGGGTGCAGACGGAACGACCGACGGAGAAGAAACGCCGACTTATGATAGCGGTGGTGTCTTGCACGGTTTAGGAGGCATAAAAGCGACTTCGCGCGACGAAATAGTGTTGCCTCCTGAATTAGCCGAGAAGATACTCAATCCGACCTCTAACGCTCAATTTAAGGCTTTTGCCGATAGTCTTGGGCTTTTATTCGGCGCAACAAACCGTAGCCCGATACTATCGCGTAGCGACATTATTACAAACGGCGGAAGTACGGTAAACAATTCCAACAGCAATGCTTACGTCGTAAACGGAGTACCGATAAGCGCGGAAGACGCACAAACAAAAACAATCGTTCAATTATTTGAAAATATGGGTTTAGTAAATTAAAGGAGATATTTCATATGGCTTTATTTCAACCTTCGAACATAACGCCTTCGTCGTTTGCGGGCGTAGGCGGCGGAACGATAGACGCTTACGATAAATTTCAAATGTCGTGGCAATTGAACGGCAATTCGCAGTTAGTCGGATATTGCATTGATTCATATATTAAAAATGCCGATGGAACATATACGAGCGTCGGTCATTTCCCGCCGACGGGCGACCTAACTAACGATTTCGGCATAAAATTAAAAAAAGTCGATCCGCCTGTATTTCCGACGGACGCAAAAGGTAATCCGACGGTATTTGTTGCCACCGACACAAGCGGAAATAATAATGAATGGGCGAGTTCCGGGTTGGAATTTCAACAGGGTAAAGAATATGCTTTATATATTACGCAAGTTTGGCAAGAAGGAACTACCTTAAAAAAAATAACGCAAGTTGCCCCGTCTGCCATTATAACGAGAGAAACTCCAACGCTTACCATAACTCGCGTAACGAATGGGTTAAACGAAGATTCAATAGAATTTACGGGAACTTTTTCGCAGGCGCAAAACGATACCATATCGTGGGTGCAGTGGGTTCTTTACAATGCAGACGGGGATATAATCGACGATACTTTCCCAATTGCGACAATGGTGTTAGAATACTTTTATGAAGGCTTGCTTGCGGGTGATTACAGGATTGTTTGCACTGTGGAATCGTCGAGCGGACAACTTGTTTCTGCCGAGCGATCATTTACTGTTAGTCAAAATTTACCCGTAGGTACGCAATCACCTACGGTGTATTGTCGCTCTCCATATTCTTTAATTAGTTGGAACAAAAGTGCAATTACGACTTCAATTCCCGTTATAGAAAATATCGGAACAGAATTTGTAGGGCAGCCGTCAAAGTATTGGCTCGGTTTCAAAAATCAAGACGCGTCAGGAAATCTTTTAACAACTGCAACATTGTTGTGGCAAAAAAAATATGTTAATGGTTTGGAATATGGCACATTGGATTTTCCTGCTGATACTTTCGTGTATATCCGGTGCGAGGTTGCAGATGATTTGACCTTTATTTTTGCACGGAGTAATACCGATGATAATATTGCAACAACTATCAGTTGCAGTAAGACAAATAAAAAAATCACAATCAAGACAAAACTTGATTTAGTAACCCAAACTTCTGAATTTGATATTGTTTCAAACGATATTATTATAGAAGTAGACAAAATAAGCAGACAAATTACATTGTATGATAATGGTAAGGTTACGACTCAAACTGCGACATTGTTGAATTTAGGTATATGGCATATTCGCGTAAACAAATCAATGAACGGAACTTCTGCCGGTGCGACTATCGAAGGGAAAATTGCGGGAATTGCAGTAAGTACAAAAAAACTTACAGTTACGAATAATATGTTTCAGGACGGCAATCCGTCGCAAAAGGATAGCGGAGTTTTATTTTTAACTGATTTTGCAAATAATAGTTACAACGCCGGCGATATTAACGGCGTAAAATCAAGTAGGGTCTTTTACAGAAAGGAAGCAAATGAAAAACAGTATCTCAAAATGGGCGTTTTCGATTCGACGATTACTTCGTTTAAGGATTTCGGAATAGTTCCGAGTAAGAAATTTTTCTATAAAGTTTACAATGCGTATGACGGCTC